ATCGTTGAAGTCTCATACTTCATAGACGATGAAGTTGCTGGATTGGATGATACATACATCCCATTCATCACAGAGACCTAAATTACTAGGTTTTCTCACTACAATAAGAGCATCTCCAACGGGGTGCTCTTTTTTTATTTATGGCGTTATATCAAAATCAAAAGAATGGTCAGGTCGTCGAGTTCATTGGACATCACGACAAAGACTGGGCAATGGTTAAGAATGCGAATGGTATCGTTCAGTACGTAGCACTTGAAGATTTAATTTCCTACGAACCAAACAAAGGTCGTACTGGGGAAAAGATTGAACCAATTGTTATGGATGAAAAAGACGAGGATAAGATTCCTGAGACTGTCATCCCTGCTGATAATCGCTTAAATGTCAATCTTGCCACTGCTGAATCATTAGCAAAACAGGTTAAAGGTATTGGCTACGCCACTGCTAAAAAGATTGTTGAGTTAAGATTATCTTTGCCTGGTGAAAGATTCCAAAAGCTAGATCAATTGAAAAAGATTGCCAGAGTGGACTGGGACGAAGTAATAAAGGAAGACCTTATCTACATTGCCTAGAATAAAGCGAAAGTCGCTTTTATTCACGATTGGAACTTAACGACTACGACAAAAGCCGTACAAGGTTCCATCTTGGCTATAACACCGGAGCTAACTTGCCTGCCGGTGATATTGCTCGTCTGGAAGAAGCAATGGCTCGGGTACCTGACAGTTATTTTTATGACAGGGTAATTGAGCACCTGAATCGTTGTGATAAGGCTTATAGGCTTTCTCAGATCTTTAAGACTGAGAGTGCTCCACAGCCTAATATGATCCAACGGATCACCGGGGATACTGACAGGCAGATCATGCAGTCAGATCCAATTAAAGCAGATAAGACTTACCGAGAAATTTATCTTCGAGAAGTTGATCGTTTAGCGGAAACATTGTATGTCGCTAACTATCGACGGGAGGAAGTTAGAAGGTATGCGTTCGATCGGTCAGGATCTGAATTCATCATGGCAGTGAAAGGTCCGGCTGATACAGCAGTTGGAACGAGAATTGCTCAAGCCGTTGGATCACAAAACTGGAGGTAATCACTCAACATGGAAAATCAAATCAGAGGACACGGAAGTCTTTATCAGTCCTATCAAGATCGCAATAGACAAGGGAAAGAGAATAGAGCCTTAAAAGTTCTTGAGGAGACTGGATATTTCAACAGGCAAGGCAATGGTGGGTTAGGTATTGTTGATATAGAGGGAACTGTAAAGAAAATAGAAGGAGGTTCTGGTGGCACTCAAGAAGAAACTCCTACTTATAACGCAGATCTACAGACACAAAGAAACCGTGAGTCAGAAAAGACTCGAATGTTGCAACAGTACGGAGGGAACCAACTTGATCCAGTCGGCGCAGGTGTCTTATCCTCCGCAGCCGCTTTAGCCTTGACCGACGGAAAACTTCTCCCAACATTGGCTGCTGGTGTGGGAGGCTTTGCACTTGCTAGACATTTTAAAAACCAAGGAGAGAAAAACAGTCAAGGTTTCGATGCCAGTCAAGCAGTAGAAGGTACTCAGCCAATTAATGGTGGAGAGATACAGCCAGTACCTCAGTTACAAAGAGATGAAATAGTCACGCCAAGTGAAGCTGTCTATAAGGAAAAAGCAGATATCTCTGGAGTAGATCCTAGTCAATCAAGTCCTGACGAGTTGGCGATTGCTCCAGGTTTTGTAGATGCAGCCGCAAACAGAAGTAATACTTTTGGACAAGATGCAATCACGATGCTCGCTCAATCTTTTAAGACGACAGGAGATGAAACAGTCGGCTCGAATATGCAACCTCAAATCGGTGGAGAACCTGGGCTAGAGCTACCTGCTCCAGGGGGGAGTCCAGGCAATGTTCCAAATCCAGCAGACGAGTTGGTGACATCTTTCTCTAAAGGCAGAGTACCTAGTTATTTAGCTCAAACACTTGGCGGAGGTTTTACATCATGACCAAAAAAGCTGACCACATGAAATATAAAGAGGGTACTAAGCGTACCTTCAGACCTAATGAGTGGTACATCAATAAGAAAGCAGAAAGAGAGGCTAATACTTTCTTAACGAGTTCAAAGGGAGGTGTTCCTAATAACCCAACGAATATCAAATCGTTCCAACCTTTACCTGCGCCAATCGATCCGTCAGCTTCGATGCAGGGTGATCAAGTGATCAGAAAGAATCCGTATGGAGACGGCGAACAGATAGTGAATAACGAAACTCCTTTCTTTAGTAGACCTAACCAAAGAGGATCTTCATTTGATCCACCTCCAGTTCCAGTTGAAAAGCAAGGCAAAGTAAAGCGTGGAGATACTAAGGGTAAAAGAACAGGGATGAGCACATCTGTCGGGCTGATGAATACTGGTCCTCTTAGAGATGTCTCTCCAACGTGATTGCATCTTTCGGTATTTCAATTTCAGTAAACTTTTTATAGATGGTTAATTAAATGGCAACGAGTAGTTCAAACAAAATGCCGCTGTTGGTCGATAGGCCAATGCATTCTTTTGCAACGATAGGTGGCACGGCAGCATTAACAACAGCAACTGATCTGAATACGCCAGCAGCAGCAGGGTGCGTCTTATTGGTTGATTGCTCGGGCAATGATGGAGCTGTAATTGATAGCTTGTCTATCATTGCGCTGGAAGCTAATACAACAGCAAGAAACGTATTAGTTTTTCTAAGCACAGCAACGACAGCAACTTCAGTTACGACTGCAAACTCTGCTTACGTTGCAGGTGCAACAATTGGCTCATCAGCTAAAGGCCAGAGAACTAATATTCCTTTACCGCCATTAAGCGTTCCAGTGCCTAATTTGGCGAGCCCAGCAGCAACCATGGCTGCATATCCAACAGAAACTGACAAGAAAAATACAGGTTTATATGTTCCTTCTGGTGCTTTGATTTACGTCGGAGTTGACCAAGCTATCGCCGCGCCAAGTGCTAACACAAGAGTTCACGTCTTTGCTCAAGGTGGTTTCTTCTGATGTCGCAACCTCAAGTGACTCAAAACTACGCTAATACAGATACATACTTAGATTATCTCTACGAAGAGAAACTAGGCAGACCTCCAGACGAAGATGGTAAAGCGTATTGGAAAGAGCAGCTTGAATCTGGTACTAATTCACCTGAATTAGTTGCGGAATTATTCGCGGATTCTCCAGAGGGTCAAAAACATCAAGCCGCTCAAATAGAGAATTCAGATTCTTATGAGAATTACCAAAAGGATTTTGAGAGCCTTTACGACAACACCTTAAATGAAACGGTTAAGTCGTTAGATGAACAAAGGCAGGATGGGTATTTACACGAAGATAGGATGAAAGGATATGAACAAGAAGACAAGAATGCAATTGGAGGACTATATCAAGAACATCTTCATAGAGGACCAGATGAGGATGGTTTGGACTATTGGTACGAACAACTCAATTCTGGCAATCAGACGATTGATGAAATTGAAAAAAACATACAAGACTCGGCAGAAGCAGAAGTAGCAGATGAAAACCTTGCTTTCCTCGAGACTGAGTATGAAAATAAATTAGGAAGACCGCTTGGAGAGGAGGGTCGCAACTACTGGCTAACAGACATGGCTCAGGGTGCTAGTCAAGCTGAAGTTGCCAATAATATTGACATTAGCGATGAGAAATGGCTAGGAGATCAGTACGAAGAAATTTTTGGAAGACCAGTTGATGATGAAGGTCGGGAATATTGGATGGGGGATCTGAGGGGTGATACAGACTTGGCTTATGGACAGGATGAAAGACCACAGCAAGATAGAACACAAGTAAGAGATAATCTATTGCGCCATTTGAAGCCTCCAAAAATAACAGAACCTAGTGGTCAAGAAACAGCAGATGGAGACGAGGACAATGAAGAGGAAACTTGTGGGGAAGGCGAATTTTGGAACGGAACAACATGCGTAAATCTTAATGAACCAGAACCAGAACCAGAGCTAGAACCAGAACCAGAACCAGAGCCAGAACCAGAACCAGAACTAGAACCAGAACCAGAACCAGAGCCAGAGCCAGAGCCAGAACTAGAGCCAGAACCAGAACCTGAAATTGAGGTTGAATCTGAGCCTGAGCCTTCTAATGCTGAGGATGGAGGGACGCAAGAAGTGTATGAAGGTGCAGTTAATGATTATCGAGATTTATATAAACAAGCTTTAGAAGATCAAACAAAACAAAGCGACCAGAGTGAAAAGGATCGAGTTGCCTATAGTGAACTGGAATCTAAATATGGAAGATTAAAATCGGATTATGACGACGCTCGAAGAGAGGCTGATTCATATTTCAAAACACAGCGTGATGATGAAACATCTAGATTACGTAGCGGTTTCACGATAGGTGGATTTCCAGGGTCAAGAAGAACTGACCTTAAGTCAGGGTCGACGGCAACATCTGACAGATCAAGAAAAAGAAGTTTTATCACTGCTGGGCCAAAAGTAAAAGATGATCGACCATATGCAAGGGAGGGACTAAGAAGAGGTTCTGATACCGGAAGTACATACTTTGATCCTGAGAGCAGCTTTAGATAATGGGGAACGGTCTTGGGAGCCTAAGCAGAGGTTTCGGACTTAGTCCTGTTACTAAAGGGATTGGCTTAAATAAAGCGAAAGGTTTATACCCAAGCAAAGGTAAAGGTTTGGGCTTATATGGGACAGCCCAGTTTCCAACGATATTAGAGTCGTACAATAGACAATCGGATTACAAGCGATGGCAGCTAGGTCAGGCTTATTATTTCGGGACAGGTAGAAGTTGGGACGACCTTTCTATTTACAGCAATAGTCGATTCACGACAGGAGCGGTTAGTGGAGTCTCGAAGGATATCGTCACGATGTTCCCAAGTGAGACTAGTCCAGAAAGAACTTGGTACGTAGGTCAGAGAACTAGGGGAAGTATTATTCTTCCGCAGCCTTTAACGAGTGGTCAGATCACAACCAATACAAGTGATCCAGATCCTTCAAATCATACATTGACTTACAACGTGAGCGGAGTATTAACTTCTGCTCAGGTTGGCATCTTCTCTATTTTTATAGGAGATCAATTCGAGGATACGGCTAGCGGTCCTAATTATCCAGATGATGTGATGTCAAAGCCAGAAGGAAGTGTTGCTTTGACTTTGATAGCAGCAAATTCTGGTTCTATGACATTAGTTTTTGATCTATCAAGAGCCTATGGGAGGGTTAAAGATAATCAAACAATTTACTGGAAGAAGTTACCATACAATCCAGCAAGTCCTAATGTTTGGAATACAGGAGGTAGTCGTCATCTTTGCTCATCTACGAAACTCTTTTGCTGCTGTCCTGATCACTTAGGTGGCGCGTTAGCCAACCTTGAATTTCCAAAAGGTGAAGTAGATCAAGACATGTTCCCATTGCCTAATGCAAGTAGAACTGTTCAGGCCGCATGGGAAAGACAAGGTGCTGGTTATTATCGTCAGTGGCGTTCATTGCAAAGCAGGATTGATAATAGAAGAGAATGTAAGCACATGCATGCAATGAGATGGGAATGTGGAATCCCGTGGTATGAACCTAATGACTTCCCAACTCAATATTATGGGGCGAACACAAGTGGCTTGATGACTGATTCAAGTATGGAAAGGGAATTTAGTGATGAAGTATATGACGAATACAACTCAAGACATCGAGTTAATTATGATCGATACGCTTTAGCACTTGCTGAAGTCGTCGGGTTGGAATTATTCCCTGGAACCGACGTTAGGGATAACATACGAAACGACAGCAGACCAATGCTTTGGAACGATCACGAAGAACCAGAGGCGAGCTGGTGTAGACAGAATGATTGGTGGTGTAAAAGAGGTACGCAAGAGATTCGAATCTTTAATAGTTCTAATCAGAAATTTGAAAGTACAGTAACAATAGGAGGCGTTGATTACCCGATGATTGAAGTGGTTAAATCAGGGTCAAACACGGCTCCAGTAATCGTTCCTTAGAACTTCTTAGAATATAAGAATGGCGGCCTATCCTGAAAATACTGGTGGAATTATATCTGCCATTAAAGCTTGCATTGTCGCAGCAGGAGGAACAGTGACGGCAGAGTATCTCAACAACACGGGAGGCGTTATTCAAGCCTTGATGGCATTGCAAACAGCAATTGCTGGGATGGATGAATCATCTCTAACAATTGAATTAACAGCAGCAGAGAACTTAGCTATTGGTGATGTTGTTTACATAGATAGCAATGGGAAACTGGCTAAGGCAATTCATAGTTCAACAAGAGATATTGCAACTGTTGCAGGAATGGTTATAGAAGCAGTCGCAGCAAACGCCACTGCTAAACTAATCTTTGCTGGAAAAATAGATGTAACAGGTTGGAGTGGAGGTAACTTAACTCCAGGTAGTCGATATTTTTTAAATGGTTCAGGAGCTATATCAACAACACCACCATCAAGTGCTAATCAATATGTCGTATTAGTGGGAGAAGCTCTTAATGCTAATACCTTGGCCTTAAACATTGATGTCCCAGTACTACTGAAGTAAATGGCAACACGCAAACCGATAATTTACATCAATGGCTATCCAAGCGAATTGGATATTGCTAGTGATCGTTTAAATACTCCTTGGATTTACAGAGCAGGCTCTGCACCAACTGCTCAGACAGCAGACATGTGGTATGACACCACGAATAGTTTGCTCAAGATGTGGAATGGAAGTGCATGGGAATCTGTTGGTGGCAGTAAAGTTTATATACAAACATCAGCTCCTTCTTCTGGAATGAATGAGGGTGATTGGTGGCATAACACAACTGATTCAAGCACTAAAATATATCTAGCCGGTTCAATTAATGCTTGGACCGCTGTTGGAGGTGGTGGAGGTGGTGGCTCAGGTGGAGGGACAGACGAGTCATTCCTTGAGAATCAATACACCGTCACAACTTCATACACAATCGGTGATGGAGATGGTGATAAGAATGCTGTATCGGTTGGTCCGATGACAGTACAGAATGGTGTCACTGTCACAGTTCCTGTTAACAGAATATGGGTGATTCTCTAAATGCCACAATACGGAAATTTAAAAATCGATTCATTCCTGTATAACGATTCGGGATCAGACGTTACTTTAAATCTAATAGATATAGCTCCAAGGACGAATCCAGTTTTTACTGGCAATCCGACTATTAATGCTCAGGGACAACTAAGGCTCGCGGATAGTGATTCAACACATTATGTTGGATTCAAAAGTCCTGCTACTGTCACCACAAGTCTCGTATGGACACTTCCATCTGCCGATGCGACGAGTTCAGGTCAGGCATTAACAAGTAATTCTTCTGGTGTACTGAGTTGGCAGAGTGTCTCAAGTACGACGATTAATAACAACGCAGATAATCGACTTATTACTGGATCGGGTACAGCAAATACTTTAGAAGGAGAATCAGGTCTTACTTATGACGGAAGCACATTAGATGTTACTGGAGCAGCTACAATTTCAGGTGTTGCAACGGCTGGTGGTTTAGTACTAGGTGATAATGATGTAGCTAAATTTGGTGCGGGTAGTGACTTGCAGATCTCTCACCAAAGTTCATCAGCCGTTACTCGGATTCAGGCTTATCAAAACAGTAGTATAGACATCTGTTATAGCGTATTAGCTGGTACTTACGGTGGTTTAAAAAGGAGTTTTATTCAGTGTTCTCCAAACAACGGGCCTACATTTAATTATGCTGGTGACGCTGGTAGCGTTCAAAAACTTGCTGTTACCAATTTAGGAATTACCGTTACTGGTACTACGACCACAACTGGAGTTGATTTAGGAGATGACAACTCAATTCAATGGGGTGTGCATGACGATTTAGTTATTTCGCACAATCAAAGTACAAGTAAGAACAGAATTATTTGTTATAACGCTAGAACTTTACATGTTGAGCGATATGACGGGACTGACTTTGAGGACATGATTACTGCTGTTCCAGATGGAGCAGTAAGTCTTTTCCATGCTGGAGCTTCTAAGTTAGCTACAACGAGTTCAGGTATAACCGTTACTGGCACAGTTACCGATGACAAAGGTGATGTAAGGAAGATAGTTCAAAATTATAAGACAGGTGCTTATGTCTTAGTAGTTGGTGATGCAGGTAAATGTATCACAATTACCACAGGAGGAGTGACAGTTAACCCGTCAATCTTTTCATCAGGTGATGCCGTTTCAATAGTCAACCATAGCGGTTCTAATCAAACTATTACTCAAGGTTCTAGTTTTACTCTCTATAACACGGCTGATGGCACAAGCGGGAATCGCGTTCTTGCTGGAAGAGGTATGTGTACCCTATTTTTTACAGATAATAATATTGCCTACATCTCAGGTGCGGGGTTAACCTAATGCCTATTCAACAAATGCTATTAGGGTCGGGTGGTAGAGCCCTTGCCGATCCAGGTCAAGCTGTGATAACTAACACTAGTACTACTTCTTGGACTGTTCCTGACGGAGTTTATAGCGTGTCTGTTGTTTGTATTGGCGCAGGTGGTGGACAGTATACGCATGGTGGTGGTGGTGGCGCATTAGCTTATGGTAATAATATTTCAGTTACTCCTGGGACGTCTATCTCGGTACAAGTTGGTGCTGGAACGGGCACCATGTACGGAGGTGGTTCAACATATTTTAACGGTTCATCAGTTTTACAGGCAGGTGGTGGAGGCGGAGGAGGTGCTAATGCTCCTGGCAACGTAGGTGGCTCTGCTAGTGGATCTGCTTTAACTGCTGGATTCTCTGGAGGCAATGGTGGTTTCAGTGTAGGTTGTGGTGCTTATGGTAACGGTGCTGGCGGCGGCGGCGGTGCTGGTGGATATACAGGAGCTGGAGGTGCAGGAGGTGGAACAACCAGTGGATCTGACCCTAAGACTGGTGTGATTGGTACAAATGATGGAGCAGGAGGCGGCGGTTCTGCATGGTGTTCTTTATGGGGAGGTACTGGAAAGACTGGTGGCGGTGGCGGCGGCTCTGGTTTATTAGGTACACAAGGGACAGCCTCTAACAGCAACCCTAGGACAACAGCAGGGAGCGCTGGAAGTTTTCCTGGTAATAATGGAAACGGTAAAAAAGGTGGCGATGGACAAGGTAATACCAACCATAATACAGATACACCTACTGGAGGAAGCTATGGAGGAGGAGCAGGTGGAAAAGCTGCTGGCAATGATAATTCAATAGTTTCAGCTCAAGGAGCTATTCGTATTATGTGGCCAGGTGATGAGAGATCTTATCCCACTACACGTGTACCTGACGAGTAAACTACACAACTAAAAATCATGGCAACACCTTTCATTGAGTACACCCACACAGACGGTGATACTTCAAAATTTGAGTTTAGTAATTCAATAACATGTGAAGACTTTCAAAAATTTCATCCTCTAAAAAAACCTGCTCTTCATCTTGAATACACAGATGAAAATGATGTCAAATCAAGACTAGAATTGAATGACTCGACGAAGCATGAAGACTTGGTAGCTTTCTATGAAACTTATACAAAAAAACATGATCCTTGTGTATAAATAAAAGAAGAGGATCATACAAAAGACCACGAAACAGCTCTATATTTAAAAGAAGAATAATAATTAAATGAAAAAGCTAGCCGTTATTGGGGCGGGTAATGCTGGATGTGTAACGGCCCTGCATTGGAGGCTACATCAACCAGATTTAGAAATTGATTTATATCACGATGCTGAACATCACCCAATAGAACGAGTAGGACAAGGAACAATTATTCCTGTCGCTCAATTATTATCATATTCTTTAGGGTGTAATTGGTACGACAACAAACTTGGAGCGACATTAAAAACAGGAATCTTGTATAAAAATTGGGGAAGAAAGAAAAATCAATTTTTCCATGATTTTTACTCAATGGATCAAGTATCGATTCATTACACCCCTAAAAAATTAAGTGATGCTGTTTTATCTAGTGGCTGGTTTGATGTAAAAGAAGAAGAAATAACCGATCCAGAGAATGAAATTGATGCTGATTTTATTATCGATTGTCGAGGAAAAAAAGCTAGAGACAAAAATAATTTAATGACTATTGTTAATCCTATTAATTCTGTTTTGCTTGCAAGCCTACCAAAAAAAGAAATGATCTGGACGGAGGCACAAGCAACTCCTAATGGTTGGACTTTTACAGTACCTGTTGAAGATAAATTAAGTCTTGGCTATCTATATAATGCAGATCTAACTTCTAAGGAAGAAGCAACAAAAGATTTCATAGAACGCTTTGGGGTAGAGGAAATAGAACATTCAATGAAGTTTGATAATTATTGTTCTTCTAATCCATTTATCGGTGAACGTACCTTGCTTAATGGTAATCAATGTGCTTTTATCGAACCACTTGAAGCAACAGCTACGGGGTTATATTTATGGATTGCAAGGGTGGGTTATGATCATTTAATTAATAAAGTAGATATTCCTCAATGCTTGCATTTACTAAATAAAGAAGTTGGTTCAATTGCAAACTTTGTTTTATGGCATTACAAAACAAGATCTAAATTCGATAGTCCTTTCTGGAATCATGTAAAAGAACTACCCTTTACTCCTATAAAAAAACCAGCAATAAATGAAACTTATGGGCAATGGGGCAGACCATCGTTTGATGTATGGGAAAATAACACCTAGATTTATTAGGGCAATCTAGTTAAGCGTTACGAAAGATTAATAACTAGAATAATGAGGCGTTGTTTTGATCAAAGTGACTAATTTAGATTTAGCTCGTCAGCTTGTTCAGGCTGTAAAAGAGCAGCAAGAAGCAGGAGCTAAATACCAAGAGACAAACAAAAAGGTTGATGAACTTAAAACAGCTATAGCTCAAGAAGCTATTAATGAGCTTGAATCAACAGAATCAACAGAAGTAGCGGAAACGGATGTCGCAGTGGTATAGACGTAAGCAATTGAAGTTCAATTAAACTACTGATAGGGAAATAGAAGAAACCTATTCATGGCTTACGGTGACTTAAAGGTAAGGAATTTAATATGGAATACAGGTTCTGGTGACAACACTTTGCCTGCTAGTGGCATCGCGCCAACGAATAATCCAACACTAACAGGAACCGTAACGATACCAACGGCTCCTGCTTCTGATGTCAGTACAAAAGCTGCTTCTACTGCATTTGTTGACGCTTATTACGCAACCAAGGCAGCGCCAGCTTTTACTGGAAGCGCGACAGGGGTAAATTTAACTTTAAGTGGCAATCTGACAGTCAATGGTACTACAACGACAATTAATACTCAGACGTTAGATGTAGAAGATAAAGACATCACGCTAGGAAAAGTCTCGACCCCGTCAGATACTACTGCTGATAACGGAGGCATAGTCTTAAAAGGTGCTAGCGATAAATACATTAAATGGAGCAACAACACGGATGCTTGGACTTCTTCTGAACATATTCATTTACCAGATAACAAGAAGTTATTAGTTGGTGGTACGTTGGGATCTAATGGATCTCATTCACTTTCGTTATTCCATGATACATCTAATAATTATCTAATTTCTGATGGAGGTGATTTATATGTAGATACTAGTGCTGGTCATGCTTTCAGAATAAAGACTGATCAGTTTATTATAAAAAATGCCGCTAATAATGAAACATTACTGTCGGCAGACAATGGTTCAGCCGTAACACTTTATTACGACAACAGTAAGAAGTTTGAGACACAAACAAACGGAATAACAGTTACAGGTTTAATAAGTGCGACAGGCAATTTACTTTTAAATGCTGCTGATAATCAAAAGCTATATTTAGGAGCTAGTAATGATCTCCAGATCTACCATGATGGGACTTCTTCTTTTGTTTATGACACTACAAGTAATCTATATCTAAGAAGTCTGGGTGATATTTTTATACAACCTAAAGGTGGTGAAAATGGTATTGTCGTAAAAGATGACGGAGCTGTAGAACTCTATTACGACAACGGTAAGAAGTTTGAGACGACGAGTGCTGGTGTTGAAGTTGCAGGAGATATGTCTCTTAATGGTGCCATTGTTGAGAATGTTTTTGCCATTACTGATGCAGCATCTGTTGCTTTAGATCCTGCTAACGGAACTATCCAGACTTGGACACTCGGAGCCAATAGAGCAGCAACAGATAGCTTAGCGACTGGCGAATCTTTACTTCTGATGATTACCGCAGGAGCTCATAGCCTGACATGGCCGACTATGACTTGGAATGGAGGTTCTGCACCGACCCTTTCTTCTTCTGCTAAAACAGCCGTAGAAATTTGGAAAGCAGGGTCCACCCTTTATGGCGCAACAGTAGGAGATTTGTAAAATGAGAAACCATTTTTTACGAGTCGGAGGAGCAGGTGTTGACCCAGCTTATGTAGACGAAGTATTTTCGACAGATATATGGTGGGGTAATTACAATACAACTCCCGCAGCAATAACAATAAATAATGGAATCGATGTGTCTGGAGAAGGAGCTTTAGTTTGGACTAAGAATAGGAATGGGACTAATAACTCTCATCAGTTATTTGATACGGAAAGGGGAGCAGGGGTACCACTCTATAGCAACATTCAAAATAATGAAGGATCAAATTCTGTTTTCAATGCTTTTACTTCTACTGGTTTTAATTTAACTGCTGGTACTTGGGGTACTGATGCTCTTAATGGTGACTCTGATCATAGTTTTTGTGCATGGACATTTCGTAAGCAAAAAGGTTTTTTTGATATTCAGCAGTGGACTGGAAATAATACCGCAAGAGATATATCTCATTCATTAGGCAGCGTTCCGGGGATGATTTTAATAAAAGCAAAAAATAAATATAATACTGATTGGATCGTTTACCACGTAAGTACAGGCAATCAAGCTTATGGGAAGCTTAATGAACCTGATGCTTTTACTACAAGCGACTCAACCGTTTGGGATAGCACAACGCCTACCTCTTCATCTTTTAGAGTTGGAGCAAGTTCCCTTACAAATGATGGCAGTGGTAGCGGAGCGCAATATATTGCTTATATTTTTGCTAATGGTGCTACCGGTTTCGGAGATGCAGCAGATCAAAGCATAATAAAATGCTCGTCATATACAGGTAATGGTAGTGCTAATGGTCCAACGATAACTATAGGATGGGAGCCGCAATACGTACTTATCAAAGCCAGTAGTTTTGCTTCAGGCACTACTACAAGTTGGAATATCTTTGATACGAGTAGAGGGATGCCTCATAACGATAGTCAAAAACGCAGGTTATGGGCTGATGGTAGTTGGCAGGAAGATATGAACACTGGACCGGAAGCAATCCCTACTGGTTTCAAAATAGCGGATAGTTCTGGATATACGAATAGTAGTGGGCAAACTTATGTCTACATGGCAATTAGAAAAACTGATGGTTATGTTTCTAAGCTTCCTACCACTAATACTGAAGTATTTAGTTTAGGAGTAGGAAGTACAAGTTCAACTCTTGGGCCAACTTTCACAACAGGTTTTAAACCTGATTTAGCTTTTATTAAAAGAAAAGATACTTATGCTGACTGGTACGTAGGGACGAGGATGCATGGAAGGGAAAATTTTAGTTTTGCAAATAACAATGATGCTAGTAATAATGATGATTTAACTTGGGATTATGGAAATGGGGTATATAAAAACAATTCAGACTCTGATCTTTTTCATTGGGCAACAAAAATAGGTAGGCATTGCGATATTGTTGAGTTTACGGGTACAGGATCAAATCAAAATATTAATCATTCTCTAGGTTCAGTTCCAAAAGCAATCATCATTGTGCCGAGAGCAGGCAATGGTGGTTCTCCAAATTATAACTATGATGCTGTTTATCATTTTGGAAATATTGATACCACCGCCAGTAAAACTGCAGCCCAAAGCTATTCCTCAATGCGGCAAGGTGGTGGAACAAGACATGTAGATTCAACTGCTTTTAACGATACATTACCAACTTCAACAGTATTTACTGTAGGGACATCAGGTGTAACCAATGCTTCTGGGGTTCGTTATCTTGCTATTTTATTCCAAGATGTTGAAGGTTTAGTAAAAGTAGGATCGGCTAATTATGACGGGAATGGTCAATCTGCTGCTCTACAAGATTGTGGTTTTTCTCCTCGTTGCATCATAGGGCTTGGTGGAGGTAATGCTCCTTATTCCTTACACATTTCGGATACTGTAAGGGGAATGAATCCTCCAGCAGGCAGCAGCGCTGGTGGATATGTATTGAAAAGTGGAACAACAACAACAACAACATGGACATGTCCTTCTGGAGTGACATCTGTTTCAATTTTATGTATTGGGGCGGGAGGTTCTAGTGGTAATTCTGCCAATGGCCCTGGTGGTGGTGGCTTAGGTTATAAAAACTCAGTTACAGTCGTACCAGGGACAAGTTATGCAATACAAGCTGCAGGTAAAGTAGCTGCTGGTACTCCTGGGGGAACTGGTGACGATACTTGGTTTAAAGATGCAAGCGGAACAATTATTGTAAAAGGAGGAGGAGGAGGAGGCGCTGGCTCTAGTGCTGGAGGAACTTACACAGGAGATGGTGGTGGAAATGGAGGTGCTGGTGGTGCTGGTGGTACTGGTTGGGGTACTCGTAAAGGTGGCGGGTCAGGAGGTGCAGGTGGCTATAGCGGAGCAGGCGGAGCAGGTGGTGGGCAAAGCTCTGCTGGCTCTGCTGGATCGGGTGGTGGTGCTGGTGGTGGATGCGGATCGGGCGGTGTTTCTAATGGTGGTCGTGCAGGAGGTGGGGTAGGTATTTATGGAGAAGGTGCTAACGGAGCAGGAGGACAATTTATTCAATCTGGAGGTAATAATTATCCACAAGAAGGAGAGCCTGGTAGTGGTGGAGAGAATAATGGAGTGTATAACGGTGGCGAACACGGAGGCGGTGGTGCAGGCGGATTTAAAAGCGGCAACACTTGGTACGCTGGTAGTGAGTCAGGTGAAGGAATATTAAGAATTGTTTGGGATGGCACAAATGTTCCAGCTTTCCCCTCGACGAATACAGGAGATAGGATTCAAGAACCTCTTTTACAGCTAACTTCTTCTTCTGGTCCAAGTTCTTACTCTGGTTGGGGTGGACCTGGGGCAGTAGAATACATTCAGCCAGCTTCAAATGGTTTTAGCTACAGAACTGGATGGGGTGTTGTTTATACTACTAATAGCTATCGTTATAATTACATTGCCTTTAAATAATTATGTCTGAATTTATAAATCTTTCTAGTAAAGAAATTGTTATTGGGGAAAATGCTTTTAAAAAACTTTTTCCTAATACAAGTATTCCTTTTCCTATTACTGAAGAAATAGCTCAAGGATTAGGTTATTCAATAGTGTTCTCAAGTAGACATCCAGCAACCAATTCTCCTTATGAGGTTGTGGTAAGAGATGGGGTAGAACTTATAGAAGAAAAATATTATGAAAAATGGAAAGTCACAACAGTAAGTAGTGAACAACAGAAAGTCATAGATGGCAAAAAGGCAGAATTTGTTAGAAATGAAAGAAATGCCAAATTATCTGAAACAGATCATCTTGCTTTATCCGATGTGACGTTGTCTGACCAAATGAAAAAATATAGGCAAGATCTTAGGGATTTACCTGCTGCACACGGAGATAGTTGGCCTCATAATGTAAGTTGGCCTACTAAACCTTAAAAAAATGCCACAAGTCGAATACACAGATTCAAGCAACAACAAGCATACGCTTGATCTTACCAACGTAACATTGGAAGAGTTGGATAAATTCTATTCAGATCATATTGAAAAATACTATGAGAGCGTTAAATAGTTAGCTCAATAGATCGGCAACTTTTGAATAGCCTTTTGTTATCAGGATCGAAGCAGTTCCATTAAACTAGACGTAAAGGGAAACTGTAGATTGCGTTATGGCTTTTGGTGATTTAAAAGTTCAAGATTTAATATACGAAGATTCGTCTAATAACGAAATTACAGTAGTTATAAGTGATCTGGCTACAAAGAATAATCCTGCCTTCACTGGCAACGCGACTGGAGTTAACCTCACGCTAAGCGGAGATTTAACTGTTAATGGTACAACGACAACTATTAATACGACAACACTACAGGTAGAAGATAAAAATGTTGAGATAGGAAAGGTATCAAGTCCTAGTGATACGACAGCCGATGGTGGAGGTTGGACTTTACTTGGAGCTACGAATAAGACATTTAATTGGGTTAACGCTACGGATGCTTGGACTTCAAGTGAGCATATACATTTAGGAGATAATAAGAAGTTATTACTTGGAACTGGATCAGATCTACAGATCTCCCATGATGGGAGTAATTCATATATAAATAATTCAACAGGTGCTTTATATCTAAGAACTGGTACAGGGTTGAACCTACAAAATGCTGGAGGTACTGAGACTTATCTATATACAGAAGAGAACGGAGCTGTATTTTTAAGATATGACAATGTAACCAAACTTGAGACGACGAGTTATGGAATCGCTGTTGATGGAACAATCGCACCAACAAATCATGTAAATCTCGTTGACGATAAAAAAGCTCAGTTTGGTACGGGTTATGATCTCCAGATCTACCATAATGGTTTAAACTCTATTATTAACAACTCTACTGGTTGGCTTGTCTTAGGAGACGGCGGCAGCGGTACGGTTATTAAAGGTGCTGCAAATGAAAATGCAGTATCTTGCACAGCAAATGGAGCCGTAGAACTCTATTACGACGGTAGTATTCGTTTAGCTACTACTTCGGCTGGGGTTAATATTGGCGGTAATTTATCTTCAGATAGTGGAGCTAGCTTTACTGTAAATGCTGGGGGTGCGTCTGGTACTGCTGCTCATTTTATTGCTAGATGTGGTAGTGAAAATGCTATTGTTGCTGTACCTAACGGAGCCGTAGAAGTCTATTACGACAACGTTAAGAAGCTAGAAACTACCTCTGGTGGTGTCAACGTTACTGGTGCAATTACTGTTAACGGTGCTGCTTTAGGTGGTGGTGTTGCTACTGAATATGATTGCTGGGATGGTGGTAACGGTACAGGTGCAAGTGATTATGTTCGTTGGAATTACACAGTTATCGGATTAACAAGTGCTGATGACGGTTGGTTTAATTGGTCTCGTATAGGTTCTCTCACTCCTGTTGGTAGTGGTATGACAGAATCTGCTGGAGTTTGGACATTCCCTTCTACAGGTATGTGGAAGATTCAGCTTCATTTGAATCTAAAAATGGGATCTGCTGGAACATCAACAATGCAACTAAGACCAGAATTTAGTTCAAACTCTGGTACTAGCTATACCAATAAACCTGTATTTGAATGGAGAAACAACAATAACTACAGTAGCTATTCACTTGAAAGTATGCTTTATTTCCAGAATGTAACAAATGCTACTAATGACAGAATTAGATTTTCTATGTGGAATTCAAGCGGAGTCACCTTTGGTCTTCAAGGAGTTACAAAGATAGAATTTACTAAAGTAGCTTAAACAAAACTAAAAAAAAAAATACAAATCGCATACAAGAATGAATGTTTTGCAATAGTTTTAAAATATACCTAGGCTGTCATAACGTAAGCCTTATCTTGCATGACAGTAATTGATCAAAGAGAACAAGCAAAAAGAGAAGTCAAACAGCAGCAGAACCGCTGTGATTTTATTAATTATCTATATGATCGCTCTGGTCGTCATGATTTACCAAAAGGCAAACACCCCCATGCTGTTTTTACAGGGTTAGCAGAAGACTTTGCTTTGGAGTTAGGTCGAGAAATTGTCCAAGATATGTCCAATAATTGGCATATTAAAAATGTAAGAGATGGGCTAAAGCTCAAAGACAACACAAAGAAGATTGTTTTTAAGCAGAAAGATGAAGCTCAGAATTAGTCAGCCCAATCAACAAATAGAAGCAATGGTTGGGGCGAGGGAGTTCTTGCTTCGTTTAACTGATACGAAGGAAACACCAAGGATTCCTAGAGAAGTCAGAAGAGAGGCAAGGGCAATTATGAGACATTACCCACCAGCACATGAGTTAAGACCCCTATTAATTAAACTTTTGGAAAAATAATTACTTAGAATAAGTAATGATTACTAAAAATAATAAAT